CCGAAATCGAAAACTAATCGATTTAAGTCTAATACCGCCAGAACTTGAGGCGAAAATATATGATGAGTTTAACGAGGTTAAAGTAGCACACAGAAGTAAGATACTGAACTACTTTATTACAAGAAAGCTTAAAACTTTAATTGAAGTCATAGACGAATTTTAGACTTCAAAAGAACTGTTAAGGAGAAATTAACATGACAATAATCAGAAGAAATGCCGATGGTACAATCGTTGGCGAACAAGCAACAACACAATCCCACCCAGCACTTACAACTAGAAGAGGTATGTCCGCAATGTCTGAAGCAGGCAGGTCCGTACCCCCTATGATGCATGAAATTGCTACAAAGGTAAACAACGCTAAAGACAAACCAAGAAAACTAAAAGTACTGCGAGAAAATGATTCAGTACCTTTAAGGCAAGTCTTGAAAGGCGCATTTGACCCGAGAATAGAATGGATGTTACCAAAAGGTGATGTACCTTACACGGCAAATGATGCTCCTATTGGAACAGAACATACAGTACTTCATCAAGAAGCAAAGCGTTTGTATCTGTTTACAAAAGGTGGCGACAACACACTATCAAGTACAAAAAGAGAAGTTCTTTTTATACAAATACTTGAAGGACTTTGTGCCGAAGAAGCGGCGTTCTTAGTATCAGTTGTAAACAAGCGATTGAACAACGACTACAAAGGATTTACTGCTAATTTAGTGAAAGATGCATTTAACTGGGATGATGACTTTATGCAAAAAGAGGCAAGACCTTCTTACCCTGTATAACTTCCCACAAACCCTCAGAAATGGGGGTTTTATATTATGAATGAAGAAGATGATTTACCATTATCGAAAGACACCGTACCTTATGAGAAACTTCCCATAACAGACGAGGAAGCATGGAGATTCTTTTATGATTAAAAAAAACAAATATCAAAGACCAAAAGAAAAACTTGAAATAAGTGTCATACATGTTTTTACAGCATGTATCATGGCAATAAGTTTATTTGCTTTTGTGTCTGACACACATGCAGCCGAAATCAAAACAAATTCAAAATCTTCGTTTATATATTCTTTGAACTCTTGTATTAAAGATTTAAACAAAACCATACCCAAAAGTAAACAGATACCTTCAGAGTTGATTGTTGCACAGGCAGTAATCGAAACTGCTTGGGGTAAGAGTAGAATCTCTCATGAGGCAAATAATCTATTCGGCATCAGAACTTGGAATCAAGAAGATAAACATTTGATACCACTGCCAAAATCAGTTGACCCAACTTTTAAAACAGTCTGGCCTGGTTGGGGTGTAAAAGTTTACGAAACAAAATGTGATAGTGTTAAAGATTACATGAGAATCATAAACGAAGTGTTCGCATATGCTGAGTTCAGAGAGATGCGAGGCGACGGTATAACAGACGCTTTAGTGTTGGCACGAACTCTCAAGAGATGGGCTGCTGAGGACCATTATACAGACTTAATCGAAGATGTAATCAAATACAATCTACGAGGCAAATATGACCTGTAAACGCTTGACTTTTATTACAAACTATAGTATAATAACATTATGAATATATTTTACCTACATGAAAACCCAAAGATATGTGCAGAGATGCACCTTGATAAACACAGCAGTAAAATGCTAGTTGAGTATGCTCAATTGTTGTCGACTGCACACAGAGTTCTTGACGGCAAAGAAGTCATTTGCCTAAACAAGATAGGTCGTACAATGAAAACATATTCTCACCCAACAAAAGACCACTATCTATACAAATCTTGTCATGTCAATCACCCAAGTAACATATGGCTAAGACAAAGTAAAGCAAACTATGAGTGGTTGTATGAGATGTGGTTATGTCTACACAAAGAATTTCAGATTCGATACGGCAAAGACCACATGTCAGTTGTTAAGTTGAAATCTACACTAAAGAATCCACCGATAAATATTCCTGATGATAAGTTTACACAACCGATACAGGCAATGCCTGATGATGTCAAGAATGATGATAGTATTAAGGCTTATCGAGATTACTATATAAAGTACAAGAGAAGTTTTGCAACATGGAAAACAACAATACCAACATGGTTCACAGAAGGAATAAATAATGACACAGCTGTATATTGAAGATTGCCTAGAAACTCTTAAAAGAGATATTGAGTATGATTATGTTGTTACTTCACCACCAGATTTTAATGAATTAACTGGCGATAGTAAAACTAATTTTTCATATACAGATTTTCTAGATTCATTTGTGAAAGAATTAAATCCAAAAGGCGACTTTGCTTCAATCTGCATTAGTGATAGAAAGAGTGGTGGTCAAATTATATCAAAACATGCAATGGTTATAGCTGTGTTTAAAAGTCTAGGTTGGATTTTACACACACATAAAATATGGGTTAAGTCTACAGGTATAGATATGTTTAGATTGAACTATCAACACATATTGACATTCAGTAGAAAAAAACAAACTAGAGCTTTGACTACAGATTTTAAACCAGATGTGTTTGTTGTAAATCAATCAAAATGGAATAATTATAGTTATGGAATGCCAGTAAGAATAATTGAGTTGTTAGTTAGTAACTACACAGATAAAGGTAATATTGTTTATGACCCATTTATGGGTTCAGGAACCACTGCCGAGGCTTGTGTAAATACAAATAGAGAGTGGGTTGGTTCTGAGATAGATGAAGAATATGCCCAAATGACAATAGACAGAACGGAGTCGTTATAATGCCAACATACGTATTTAAAAATAAGAAAACAGGAGTAGTATATGAGGACTTTATGTCGATTACAGACATGCAGAAAATCATATCTAATCCTAACATGGAACTACAAATTCACTCAGTAAATATTGTGTCATCTCAAGGTGATAATATTGATGCTAAAACTGATGATGGTTGGAAAGAAACATTGTCTAAAATATCAGAGGCACATCCTGATAGTGAACTTACTAAACAATATGGTAAGCGAAGAAGTAACAAAGATGTTAAAGTCGAAAAAATCAGAAAGAAACACAGAGATAAGTCTTTGCGAAAAGCCCAAGGAATTAACGAACTTAAATAGTATAAAAGATATAAATATAACTAAGGAATATAAAGGAATAAAGTTATGTGGAAGTATCTTGGTTACGCCGGCATCATAATACCAGTATTGGGTGCAACATACGGCGGATTACAAATAGCATCTAATTTAGAAACTAAACTCAATGGCGCTTACGAGATGGCAGAAGATGCCCATGAGCGTATAGGTGGTATTGAAGGTCGTATAGACTTTGAAACTGAAGAAGCAAAGCGTGATATCGAAAATGGTTTAGAAGGACTTAGTAATAAGTTAGACAATCAAAAAGAATCTATGTCTTTTAAAGTAAGTGAATTTCAAAGAGAAGTCTTACAAATTCAAAAGATTCTAAGTGTTCTTGAAGGCACAACACAAAATCTTGAAAAGAATTCATTTAGTAATGTTACAACGACACAATTAGATGGTGTAAGAGAACTTGTATATCAAGTCAGAGATGCTAACATGGGTAAACCTGACAACACTCAAATGTTATATGATTTACAAAGACAGGTAGAAGATATTAATCGTAGAATGAGTGAACTACACAACGGAAACTGGAACTAATGGCAGACTTTGACTTTTTAGATGGATTTGACTCAGGTGGCGATTGGGGTTTCACAGGCGTTTCAAGTAAACCAGCAGAAACATCAGCATCAAGTACACAGGCAACAGCAGATGTAGTTAAACAAACTGCCGCTGGCGTTGGCAAGGCAGTATCTACTGAAATCATTGGACGACTAGAAACAAAACTAGACAAGATACTTCGTGAAGTTACAGGCGCCTCTGAAAAGATTGATGCTAAGAATGAAGTTGAATTTGAAATCGCAAAATCACAGATGGACGATGAATACGATTTACGAAAAGATAATCTTGGCAAAATACAAGCAGACAAATTTAAAGACCTAGAGAAGTTAATCATACCACTTCTTATCAAACTAGCAAAATCACCCGAGGCATATATTCATTGGCCCAATCGTGCAGAAGTAATCGAAGCACAACTCAAAAAGATTATAGCAATCACAAGAAATTAGTTCACAAAACGCTTGACAAAACCTTCAATCTCTGATATAATATACCTAATATATTAAGAGGAGAAAGAAGTGGCTAAAACTACTAAAAAAATAAATGGATTCACTGCTGTAAAACCTAGTTTTATGAGGAAGTGTATTCACACATTCAAATGTATGTTCAACAAAGACTGCGAGAAGATTGCTAAAGAAGAACTCGCTGAAATGTCTAAATCACAACTAGAACTAGTTGGTCGTGATAACGGCATTGAACTGGACAAACGCAAAACTAAAAAACAACTTGTAGATGAGCTATATGAGGCGATGTAATGAGTGATGATTTAAATAATTTAATGAAACTTAAATATCCTGATAAAGAGTGGAAAACATTCACACATACACCCTTACTACAGCAGATGCCAGAGGTTTATACAGAAACTATTAATAAGAATAGATTCTATGTAACGCCAGAAGGTAATAAGTATCCTTCTATTACAACTGTTCTTTCAGGCAGAGCGAAAGAAGGCATCAATGCTTGGCGTGAGAGAGTTGGCGAAGCTGCTGCAAATAGAATAATGAGAGCCGCCTCATCACGAGGAACTGCTGTTCATGAACTCGCTGAGAACTATTTAAATAATGAAGAACTAAAAAATCAAGAGGTACTACCACTCTTTATGTTCACTCAACTGAAGTCAGAACTAGATAATATAAATAATATTGTTATGCAAGAAGGCGGACTCTATAGTGATAAGTGGGGTATCGCAGGTCGTGTTGACTGTATCGCTGACTATGATGGTAAACTAACAGTCATAGACTTTAAGACATCTACAAAAGAAAAGAAAGAAGCATGGATTGAAAACTATTTCATTCAATGTACTGCTTATTGTGAGATGTATGAAGAACGATATGGGCAAGCAATCGACCAGATTGCTATTCTAATAGTATGTGAAGATGGTACTACACAGACTTTCGTAAAAGATAAAAAAGACTATGTACCTTTGTTACAGCCAGCGATTGATGAATTCTGGACTGAACAAGATAGATTAGCACAAATGCTAAAATAGTCAACCGAATTCTCATTGACGGTGATTAAGTAAAGGTGATGGACTTGGGTTCGACTCCCAACATCTCCACCAAAGTATTTTATATAGAATATTTTTGTGGGGATGACTTGGACTTCGACATTGCTATTGAAAGATTACAAGAGAGGATAGTCCTAAGACTTTAAACTAAAAATAAAAGCAAACTCTAACCAGTACGCTTTAGCAGCTTAAGTTGCTAAGGGGGTTGCCAGTACCTTCTAACCCAAACTGGCACTTACATTAATCAAAAGGTGAACACATGACATACTTCTGTTTCGGTAACGGCAAATCAAGAATAGGTTTAGACCTCGACAAATATAAAGAATACGGAAAAGTAGTTGCTTGTAATGCAGCATACAGAGATTTTACTCCTGATATTTTAGTTGCAATAGATACACCTATCGCTCATGAAATCTATCGTTCAGGATATGCATTTAAACATACTGCTTATTTAGGACACTGGACGCCAATACCAATGATGGTCGTTGATGATTTATTAAATTCAAATACAGGTCCTCTATCACTATCACCAGCAGATTTAGATTTCACCCATGAGGCAGTTTATCATGGTAATGAGTATGATGATGGTCAAAGAAAAGGTATAACATATGTAACAGGTGTTCTTACGCCTGATAAAGCGGTAGACATAGAAGCTGGTATAGATGAGTTTGCCTATGCAACAGGCACAAGAGCAATCTATTTAGCGTGTGAACTTGGTGCAAAAGAAGTTTATATTATCGGCCATGATTTGTATTCACCAGACGATAAAGTGAACAATGTATATGCCGGCACTCGTTTTTATGCAGGCGTAGATGCCCCATTTGAAAAACCTGATAAGTCAGATAAAGATGATTTAAATCACTGGATTAAACAACATAAGAACACATTCGACACATTTAAAGACAC